CTTGAAGAAGGCACTCGCGCTTGCCACGACCGACGAAGAGCGTGCTGCTGCCCAGAAGTCTGCAGACGACGAACGCGCACAGGCGCGACAGCTTGCCGATAGCGCCGACAACGTGCGCAAAGCAACTGGACCTATGGCCCAGTACATCAGCAGCGCCAAGGATTCGTGGAGCGATTATCAGACGGCGGAAGTCAACGCCGTGAACGGCACCAACGCCGCGCTGGCTGACGCTTTGATGGGCACGAAGAACTTCGGTGCCTCCATGCACGATGTCCTGATGCAGGTCGTCAGAGATTTCGAACAAGTCGCCATCAAGAGCCAAATCACTGGCCCCCTCGCTGACTGGGCGTTCGGTAGTAAGGGTAGTAGCAGCGGTGGTGACAGTGGCATGGTGGGTAGGGCACTTAGCTGGCTTGGTACCAAAGCCATGTCCTTCCTGCCTTCATTCTCTGGTGGGGGAATCATGACGGCAAACGGTGCCATTCCGCTCCGCAAGTACGACGGCGGTGGTATCGCGAGCACGCCACAGCTTGCCCTGTTTGGTGAAGGTTCATCTCCTGAAGCCTACGTGCCCGTCCCGAACGGTCGCATCCCCGTCGAGATGAAGCAGAGCGGTGGTGGCGGAATGGCCGTGAACACCACCATTAATATCTCCATGCCGTCCGGCAATGGGAACGGTGGCGGTGGAAACAGCGGCGCGAACAATCGCCAGTTGGCTACCGAGATCGGCGCGGCGGTGAAGGCCGCATTCAATGACAACCTGCGTGAGCAGCTTCGCCCCGGCAACATTCTCAATCAGGCCGGTAACTTTGACCCACGTGTGAGTATGTAGCCATGACTAAAGCAGAACATGAAGCCCAGCGTATCAGTGTCCCCAAAATGGCCACCGGAGGACTCAATCTCCTCGAGGAAGTGAAGCCGGGTCTGCCTGAACCCGAGTATCATCGACATCCCACGCCCCCGCCGGCTGCGAGCCTCCCCGAGCCCCCGCCGAAGCACGTCGAAGAAAAGTAGTCCTCGCATTAGGACCAAGGAGGGTCCGTGCCCACATCCACTTACCATCCGTCCATCGATCCGACGTTCAACACGCCGTTGACGATCACGCCCCGCACCATCAAGAACGAGTTCGGCGGGGGCTACCGTCAGGAATTCGGTGACGGACTGAACACGATCAAAGAGATATGGTCCGTGGCGTTCGAAGACGTTTCAGTTGACGACGCCGAGACGCTGGACAACTTCTATCGCGCCCAGAAGGGATATCTGTCGTTCTACTGGACGCCCCCTGACCGCGCCTTCAATCAAGCTTTGTACTCCGAACGCTTCGACCTGTGGTCCACGTTGCCGGGGGGCGGGACTGCCGGCGCGTTCATCACAGCCAACGCGATCACGGGACCGCTGGGCGGTGCCACCCAAGCCCAGAAGCTGAATGAAGACACAAGCACTAGTCAGCACTTTGTCACGCAAGTTCTGCCTACCGTGTTCGTGGGGGACCATTGGTGGTTGTCCGTTTATGTTCGTGCGGCCGAGCGTACGCAAGTATGGTTGACCTCTTACGCTGAAGGGTTCGTCGTTTTCGACCTGTCCACCCAGTCAGTCGTATCGAATACCAACAATTATCAGACTAGCATCACCAATGTCGGTGGGGGTTGGTACCGAATTGCCGCCCGCATCGTAAAGAGCAACACGAACGGTGGAGTATATGTGGGGCTGTCCGACAACTGGGCGTTACACGGTAGTGTCTACACTGGGTCGTCGGGGTCCGGTGTCTACCTGTGGGGCTTTCAGGCCGACAACTATGACCGGCTCCGTGCCTATCAGGTGACAGGAGCGGCCCTGATCCTGAACCAGTTCAAGTGCCCGACATGGCAGAAGCAGAAGAATTCGGCCACAACGGCTACCGTCACTGCGCAGTTTGAGCAGGTTTTTGACCTGTAATTACTGCATTCGAATGCACGCCCATGGAGGGGCCGCATGACTCACATTCGCGCGGACAGAGTACAGGAGATCAGTGTTTCGGGGGGTACCGGCACCATTACGCTGGGAGGCGCTCCGACTGACTTCCGCGCGTTCGGCGCTGTCATGGTGGACAATGACACCACGGACTACTTGATCGAGAACACCGGTAAGGGCGAATGGGAGATTTGCACCGGCACCAAGTCTGGTGGAACTCTCACGCGCGGCACGCTTATCTCCAGTTCGACGGGTAGCCGTGTGGCCTTCTCGTCCGGCATCAAGAAGATCAAGATGCTGCCCGCCGCATCGAAGATGGCGGTGGCGGACAACAACGGCAATTGGGGTTTCGGAACGTCAACCCCCGCCGTATTCGCGGATTTCGTGAATAACTGGGACGGGGACGCGATCCTCCGTATCTATAACAATCACATTGGCGTCGCTACCACAGCCCGTTTCGATCTGGCGACTGGAACTGCAAACTCTTACGTCATTACTAAAGTGGCGGACAGCAATGGGTCGCCATTTTACCAAGTAGCCGCAGGCCCCGGCATAATTGCCGCATACTATGATATGCCTGCGCACATCTGGCGCAATGTTGCCGGCTCCGAATGGATGCGATTGGATGTGTCCGGGCACTTAGGTATTGGGCGGGCGGCTATCAATGGATACCCCTTGGAAATCTATGGAGTCAATGGGGCGGGCATCCAGTTTACGGACAGTACCTATGGTGTCCGTATGTTTATGGGTGAATACGATGGAGGAGGGGGTGTGGGTAGAGGCTTGGTTGGCACCTTATCCAACCATCCCGTCCTGTTGTGGGTAAATAACTCAGAGAAAGCCCGAATTGACACCAGCGGCAATTTTATCGTGGGTGGCACTTTTGCCGCTGCCGCATCAACGTTCACGGTATACGTCGGGGCGGGAGGCTGTGCGAGTGTACAGGCCACAGGGACTCCATACCTACAATTGTATAACACTGCCGGCGGGGTTGATCAGAAATATCTACGTTTCGGCAATACCTTAGGTAGCTTTATCTGGGAGACGGTAAACGATACTTACACTGCCTCATCAGAGAGGATGCGTCTGGATGCATCTGGTAATCTCATGATCGGGACGTCCGCCGCTCTTGGGACGATCACTGCTGTAATTGGTGACCATGGGCCTGCAGCTTCGGGAAGCATGAATTCCGGCGTGGTGTGGGCCACCAGTCTCTTTAGCCGAGCCCTGAACATCGGCGTGAACAATACGGGGGGTTATAGCTGGATCAACGCGGCGTTCGCGAATAACTCTGGCGTGGCCGACAATCTGGTCTTGATGACCGGAGGTGTTGAACATTTTCGCGTCACCGGTAACGGAGCCATTGTTTCTCCGGCTGTAGACAATTCCGATGCCTTCATAATCTACAACGCTTCCAAGAGCAAATTCTTCACCTTCAAGCCTGAAGTCCTGACAAACACGGCTCAGTGGGGATATTGGATCGGCTCTGGCTGGGGCCAGATGACCTACAGCGCATCCAATCACATTTTCATTGATAACAGTTCGGAGCAGATGCGTCTCTCCGCGTCCGGCAATCTGTTGATCGGTACGGCGACGGACGGAGGTAAGGTCACTGTTGCACAGGACCCTAATACGAATTGGGCACTAGATCTCGCTCCGTGCACAGCTTCTGTCGCGAACGGCGGAAACGTTCAGATAGCTGCAGGTTCCGGTTTGATCATCGTTACGAATGAAACGAACGGACAGACTGCCATTTACACTTGCGGTGGCGGCAGCGTGACTATGGTCAGCGCGGGCGGTGCTGGGTGGTCCTCTCCCACGGGGAGCCCATCCGCAGGTAACGCGTCCATCGCTTGGACAGGTTCGTCTTACAATCTGTTTAACAACTACGGGTCCACCGTGACCTTTCACATTGGACTGATCCGCACGCGAACCAGCGTTTAACCAAGAGCCCAAAGGAGGGGCATTCCTATGACTGTAACGAAGACTTGGCTTGTGGAGCGTGTTGATTGCGCCCCCAGCTTGGACGGCCACACCAACGTGGTGCAGTCTGTGTACTGGCGTGTGAACGGAACTGACGGCACCCACAACTCTACCGCCTATGGAGTTGCTAGGATTTCATTTGATCCCGGAGTGCCGTTTACGGACTACGCCAATCTGACGGCGGATCAGGTGATTGGCTGGGCGAAGGACTTCCTCGGCAGCACCCAGGTCTCCAATATTGAGGCGGGCCTAGAGGATGCCATTGCTCGGCAGATCAATCCCCCTGTGATTAGTCCCGCCCTGCCGTGGGTGCCGGTACAGAACTAGAGCCATACCGTACTGGACGAAGACCCGACACGGTCGGTGTAGGATAGAACCAGCCTACGACCCAAGGAGGGGTGTAGGCAGATGGCCGAAGTAAAAGGCCGCAGTCCGACTTACGCTGAAGTCCCATACGGTGTCGGTGACGATTACACACCGCCGCCATTGCGTGCTGACGTTCAGAAATCGGCCCCCGGCGACATCATCATTCTGTTCGACATCGACACTACGGTGATCGGCGGCACGGACATCTGGTATCTGTGCTCCGGTCTGGTGGACGGCGCTCCGCCTCGCTGGCGCGGCAACGCTTATATGCCGTTCCCGGTAGAGGCCTCTGGCTTCGAATGGTCAGGACGGGGCGCTCTTCCGCGACCCAAGATCACTGTCGCCAATTCTGGCGCTACGCTTCTCAGCGCGGTCATCAATTACAATGACTTGCTTGGGGCGAAGGTCACGCGCTGGAAGACCCTGCGCAAGTACCTAGATGACTCCCCCACTGCCGACCCAGACTCCTATTTCGTTCCCGATGTCTATTACATCGACCGAAAGTCGAACCAGACAAAAACTCAGATCGATTTCGAACTGGCTGCGTCCATCGATCAGCAAGGCGTCCAGCTTCCGGCCCGACAGTTCATTCGTGATTCCTGTTCTTGGACGTACCGGCGTTGGGATGCCGCGACCAACACGTTCATCTACGGAACGTGCCCGTACGCGGGTGGAAACTACTTCGACGTGAATGACGTGACGGTCGTAGACCCCTCCTCTGACGTGTGCAGCAAGCGTCTCACAGGGTGCAAGGTGCGGTTCGGGGCGAACAACGAACTACCATTCGCGGGGTTCCCGTCAATCAGTCGCGTCCGCTAACCGCCTTTTATTGCGCAGCCCAAGGAGGGGCAGATGCAAGTCAATCAGGCCCTCTACGATCAGATCGTGGCGCACGCGCGAGCGGAAGCGCCGAACGAGTCGTGTGGTCTTCTGATCGACGGGAAATACTTCGCTTGCCCTAATCTAGCAGCCGAACCAAAGACCGAATTCGAAATCCATCCCGAGACTATCGCGGAGGCTTACGCCACCGGAAAGTTTCAGGCCGTCATCCACTCGCATCCTGACGGAATGGATTACCCATCCAAGACTGATCTAGAGCAACAGGCGGTGGGAGATGTGCCATGGGGCATCATCTGTCTGAATGATGCCAAAGGCCACAAGCCGGACCTGTTCTTCTGGGGCGATCAACTTCCCATCGAACCGTACGAAGGTCGGCGCTTCCGAAGCGGTGTCGCTGACTGCTTCGCCTTGGTCCGAGACTGGTACCGACAAGAGCACGGCATCATCCTCCAGCTTACGCCTCGCGACAATGAGTGGTGGAATGCTGGTCAGAACGTTATCGAGGATAATATTGCGGCGGGGGCTTTTCCGGGCTTTCACGAAGTGTCTGACGCCCCGCGCCATGGTGATGTGCTACTGGCGCGCATCGGTTCGAAGTGCATCAACCACACTGGTATCTATATCGACCACGGCAAGGTCCTGCACCATTTGAGCAACCGTCCGTCTCGGATAGACGTGCTGGGGCCGTGGATGCGCTTCGTGGTCAAACGCATGCGGCATGTGCAGTCGAATGCAGCGACCTAACCCATGATACGGACAATCTATTTGTATGGCGACTTGGGGCGCAAGTTCGGTTGGCGACATCGCTTCGATGTCGAGACCGTAGCGGAAGTCGTGCGCGCTCTTTCAGCCAATTTTCCGGGCTTCAGCCGCGCTTTCTTCAAAGGCCCCGCTTACAGCATTGTAAGGGGGACGACACGCCGTGAAGGTCGCTTCATGGAGGGGGTGGAGCTACCTATTCGTTTGGGTAAAGACGACATTCACATCATCCCGGCGGCCTACGGTCGAGGGGGTGGCAGCAGTGGTAAGAGCGTCGGCAAGGTCATTCTAGGCGTAGCCATGATCGGTCTGGCTATCGTCCAGCCTGAATTTCTTTTCGGTGCAACCGGTGTCACCTTCGCTGAAGGTGTTGGTGCTGGCGGTGAAACACTAGCATCTGCGGTGGGGGCTTCCTCAGGCATTCTGACCGGCGTGGTGACCGCCGCTAAGGTCGGCACGTTCGGTGCGATGATGGCCCTATCGGGCATCGCACAACTTATTTCGCCCACTCCGCAGATGGGCAATTACGGCCAATTGGAATCTCCGGCCCAACGCACGTCGTTTCTATACAACGGCCC